CTGAAAGTGGATCCGGAGTCGCCGGAGTCTTTTATGTTACGCCCAAAACGTCGCCGCTGGGTTAATGAAAAGTACACACGCTGGGTTAAGACACAGCCGTGTGCATGTTGTGGAAAACCTGCTGATGATCCCCACCACCTGATAGGCCACGGTCAGGGGGGAATGGGTACAAAAGCGCATGACCTCTTTGTGTTGCCTTTGTGCAGAAAGCATCACGACGAGCTGCATGCGGATACCGTGGCATTTGAAGAGAAGTATGGCTCTCAGCTGGAGCTGATATTTCGTTTTATCGATCGTGCGCTGGCAATTGGCGTACTGGCGTAAGTGGAGAACGAGCATGAACCTTGAAGCCTTACCAAAATATTACTCCCCAAAATCTCCAAAATTGAGCGATGACGCACCGGCGACAGGCTCTGGTGGTTTAACGATTACGGATGTGATGGCTGCGCAGGGGATGGTGCAGTCGAAAGCACCACTGGGTTTTGCCTTATTTCTGGCAAAAGTTGGTGTTCAGGATCCTCAGTTTGCGATTGAAGGTCTGCTCAATTACGCGATGGCACTGGATAACCCGACATTGAATAAATTGAGTGAAGAAACCCGGTTACAGATCATCCCTTACCTTGTGAATTTTGCATTTGCTGATTATTCCAGGTCTGCGGCAAGTAAGGCTCGCTGTGAGCATTGTGCTGGTACTGGATTTCATGATGTATTGCGCGAGGTGGTAAAACACTCCAGAAGCGGGGAATCTGTTATCAAGGAAGAGTGGGTGAAGGAACTATGTCAGCATTGTCATGGTAAGGGAGAAGTCAGCACAGCGTGCAGAGGGTGTAAGGGTAAAGGTATTGTCCTGGATGAAAAAAGAACCCGGCTTCATGGCGCGCCGGTTTATAAGATTTGTGGGCGTTGTAATGGAAATCGGTTTAGCCGTTTACCGACCACACTGGCGCGGCATCATGTCCAGAAACTGGTACCGAACCTGACGGATTATCAGTGGTACAAGGGGTATGCAGATGTCATTGATAAACTGGTTACAAAGTGCTGGCAGGAAGAAGCTTACGCTGAAGCACAATTGAGAAAGGTGACGAGATAAGTGATTTTCACCGAAGATGGCGACATGATGCTTGCATTTCTCAAAAAACATGGATAAGATTTTCCCAACGATGGGCTTTGTATGTCTACCGTTGATAAGTCCAAGAACCCGCCGCCGAGCGGGTTAAATTATTTTTTCTTACACGGGGATATGGATGTTATACCGAGATCTTTTGCCTATTTTCTCAGAAAGACCCATATTTAAAGCTCCTGAGGCTGAAAGAATACTTCGTGAGCAATATTCTATCGCCGCACCCACTCCTGTAATTCAGGAGATTTATTATGGATTGGCAGGTTATGACAGATTTCAGGAGCTTTATGGGAATCTTAATATTGACCAAATCGAATGGAAATTGATTGAACTTCCCACTAAAAATTTTTTAACTATCGGGGATAATGCTACTTACCCTGATTTTTTGCATGAGGTCGTTGAAGATTTCACAACCCGTAAAGGCGATGTATTTATGGATGATGAAATAAAAGCGCATTGGTGTAATTTTGGCACATGGTGCAAACCTCCATTTTTTATAGATCGAGCTTTGCTGAAAAGTAATACAACAGGGCTTCATTTAATGGAAGGGCATACAAGAGTTGGAACCCTGTTAGGGGCAGTTAAGTATAACTTCGTTAAGCTTGCTAATACTCATAAAATTTATTATGCGCAAGCAAAAGAATGTATTAAATAAGTTGAGTGAAATTACTGTTTTTTTTAACAATACTTACCGCGTTCTCGCGGTTTTTTTATAAATTAAACATTGGTGCAGTACGGTAAACACGCTGGTGGTCGTGAATACTGACTTTTTATCTTGCTGGCTTTTTAGACAAGAGTTATTGGTATGTCATGTTAACCATGAAGGTAAAAAGACATGCTAAAACCGCAAGATATGACAGAAACGGCGAAAGTTGTTTTTAATGAATTAAACGGCAAACCGGCAACAGTCGGGGAGATAGCACAAAACACATACCTTTCACGCGAACGCTGTCAGTTAATACTGACCCAGCTGGTTATGGCGGGGCTGGCAGATAACCAGTTCGGCTGTTACAGACGCCTTCAGCAATGAAGGGCTTTTAATTTGTGAAAATGGGCGGCTGGTGGGTGTTGGTAGCACCTGCCAGCCATTCGCTCATGCTTACTGGTCACAAGCGAACCATGGCCCACTGCTTTAGCGCAAAAGCAGAGTGAGCCTACCAGAGTTACGCTTACTGATCCATGAAAAATACTGTAAAAATAAACAGTGTTGATTTAATCAACGCTGATTGCCTGCATTTTATTCAGTCCCTGCCTGATGATTCCATTGACCTGATAGTTACCGATCCGCCGTACTTCAAAGTGAAGCCCAACGGCTGGGACAATCAGTGGAAAGGGGACGAAGATTACCTTAAGTGGCTGGACCACTGTCTGGCCCAGTTCTGGCGGGTGTTAAAACCTGCCGGAAGCCTTTACCTGTTCTGTGGGCATCGCCTGGCATCTGATATTGAGATCATGATGCGTGAACGTTTCAACGTGCTTAACCATATCATCTGGGCGAAGCCGTCCGGACGTTGGAATGGGTGTAATAAAGAAAGTCTGCGCGCATATTTTCCTGCCACAGAGCGCGTTCTGTTTGCTGAACATTACCAGGGGCCATATCGCGGCAAAAGTGACGGCTATGCAGCAAAAGAAAGGGAACTCAAACAGCACATAATGGCACCGCTGATATCGTATTTCAGGGATGCTCGTGCCGAACTGGGTATAACGGCAAAACAAATTGCCGAAGCCACAGGTAAGAAAAATATGGTTTCCCACTGGTTTGGTGCCAGTCAGTGGCAGTTGCCGAATGAGGCTGACTATCGGAAGTTACAGGCACTGTTTTCCCGTATAGCGGCAGAGAAGTTTCAGGAACAACAACTGGAACAACCACACCACCAGCTGGTGGCATCTTATGATTCACTGAATCGCAAATATTCTGAATTGCTGGATGAGTTTAAATCTCTCCGGCGCTATTTCTCCGTATCAGTCTCCGTGCCTTATACCGATGTCTGGACGCATAAGCCCGTTCAGTTCTACCCGGGTAAACATCCGTGCGAGAAACCGGCGGATATGCTCCGGCAAATAATCAATGCCAGTAGTCGACCTGGTGATCTGGTTGCTGATTTCTTTATGGGATCCGGTTCCACAATAAAAGCAGCAATGGCGCTGGGGCGTCGGGCCTTAGGTGTTGAGCTTGAGTCAGAGCGGTTTAATCAGACAGTGAAAGAGATAAACGAGCTGGTGGGGAAATAATCTGGTGGCCACGTCAGGTGGCCTTTTTATTTCCATTACACAGCACCCGCATCTGCGAGGTGGGGTTATGAAATCCATGGATAAGTTAACAACGGGTGTCGCCTATGGCACCTCAGCAGGTAGTGCTGGCTACTGGTTTTTACAGTGGCTTGATCAGGTCAGTCCTTCACAGTGGGCTGCGATTGGTGTACTGGGGAGTCTGGTTCTGGGCTTCCTGACTTATCTGACAAATCTGTACTTCAAAATCAGAGAAGACAAGCGTAAGGCTGCACGGGGAGAGTAATTCAATGACTCAAAACTATGAACTGATTGTGAAAGGGATCCGCAATTTTGAGAATAAAGTTACGGTAACTTTAGCGTTACGGGACAAAAAACGCTTTGACGGCGAAATTTTTGACCTGGACATCTCGCTGGACCGTGTTGAAGGTGCCGCGCTGGAGTTTTATGAGGCAGCAGCCAGAAGGAGCATCAGACAGGTCTTCCTGGATGTTGCTGCCGGGTTATGTGAAGGGGATGAGCAGTCGCCGGAAAAGCGCCCCGTAATTTTAGATGCGCAGAATGTGTGGATAACCTACAAAGGAAAGCTACCAGGAAGAATTACTGATTCTCTGAAGACTCCTCCGGAATCACAACCTTAAGTCACTGACCGGAACAGATAAACCTGTCCGTGGGCAGAAACCGATAAATCCTGATAAATATCCATGAACGCAAAAATCAGATACGGCCTGTCGGCTGCCGTTCTGGCACTGATTGCCGTCGGTGCGCCCGCGCCTGATATTCTCGACCAGTTTCTGAATGAAAAGGAAGGTAACCACACCACGGCATACCGTGATGGTGCGGGTATCTGGACCATCTGTCGTGGTGCCACCATGGTGGATGGTAAGCCCGTCATACCGGGAATGAAACTGTCGAAGGAAAAATGCAATCAGGTTAATGCCATTGAACGTGATAAGGCGCTGGCATGGGTGGAGAAAAACATCCGGGTATCACTGACGGAACCACAGAAAGCGGGTATCGCGTCATTTTGTCCCTATAACATTGGCCCCGGTAAGTGTTTTCCGTCGACGTTTTATAAGCGGCTGAATGCTGGTGATCGTAAAGGTGCATGCGAGGCGATTCGCTGGTGGATAAAAGATGGTGGGCGCGATTGCCGCATAAGTTCAAATAACTGCTATGGACAGGTTATTCGTCGTGACCAGGAAAGCGCATTAGCCTGTTGGGGGATAGATCAGTGA